ATCCGGATTGGAACCAATCTTCTCGGCCCACTTGCGATCCGTCTCTTCAATCGCCTTCTGCCGCGCTTCTTCCGCTTCCTTCAGCTTTGCTTCAAAGGGTGCCGAAGCTTCCAGCCGAACCTTTGCGTCGTGCTCTTCCTGCGACTTGCGCTGAATCTCAGCCTGCTTGCCGGCAAAGTCGTACTTCCGCGCCACGTAATCGCGGAACGGCAACCGAGAGTTGCTGGCTTCTTCTGAGAGCTTGTCAAAGGAATCGGGAAGGAACTGCCCACCGCTCAATCTCTGGTATTCCTGCATGGCCCAGCCAACGTTGCTGATTCCGGCGCCCAAGCGCTGGTCGATGGCTTCCATCGTGAACGTCGGGCTACCAGGCGTGCCACCCTGCGCACCAGCCACATAGCGACCTTGTGCATCGCGCTGCGGGGTGACTGACTGTGCTTCCTGTGGCTTGTAGTTCGGCGCTTCAGTCGGAACAAATCCGGCAGCGCGCGCAGCTTCATTCTGTGCGCGATAGAAAGCGGCTTGCGCTTCCAAATTCGCCTTTTCGGTTCCCCAATTGTTCAATGCCGGCGCAATTTCTTTGTCGTAGAACTCTGCGTTGGAACGCTGAGCAACTTCGGCCGCTTCTTTTGCTTCTGCCGCAGCCTTCCGATCCTGTTCAGCTTTTTCGGTAGCCTGCTGTGCAACCTGGCGTTCTTGTTCTGCCTTGGCGGCAGATTCTTGAGCCTTGGCAGCAGATTCCTGAGCAGTCTTCCGTTCCTGTTCCGCAGTAGTCAGGACTCCGGTGAATGCAGTAATCGCCTTTGCATCGAGTGCAGCGATCTGCTCGTCGTTCAATCCGGATTGTTTCAAAATTTCGTTTACTGTCGGCATGTCACATGTTCTCCCGAAGCGTTAGTATTGCGGTTGCTGACCCATCGGTGTTGGCTGTGGCGGACTTACCAAAGCCGTTTGCATCTCTTGAATTCCCTGCGAAATCTTTTCTGCACCAGAGGCAAGACGCGGATCGGAGGCAGCCATTTGCTTGGCTGTCTGATACCAACGTGCAAGCAACATCTGAAGTGGATTGGCAGGAGCCTGCGAAGGAGCACCTTGCTGCGGGGCATTTTGGTCAGGTGCGCCTTGCGGCTGAGCACCAGCTCCTTGATCGGGAGGCGGTGCACCTGCGCCTTGTCCTTGGTCCTGCGGCATTGGTTGGGGACTTGTAGCCATTACTGGAATCTCCTTGAGCGAGATTCCCCAACGGCAGCGTAGCTACCGTTGGGGAAAAGGTAACTACGCCTTGATGGCGCTGCGCTTGCCGCGACCCTTGCGGCCACGACTCTTGCGGCCCTTCTTCAGATGACTGGCCTTCATTGCACTAGCCTTGCGATGTTTTGCCATGGTGTTTTCCTCCTTGGGTATGAAATAGAAATGGCCCAAGGCCATTTCTGGTCTTGAGCCATTGCTGATTCCCCAAGGAGGGGGGGCATGCCGCTCAAAAGATTCTGTTAGAGCTATAAGCCGAATTCTTTTTCGCGTCAAGTGTTATTTTTACAAAATCGTTTCGTCCACATCCAGAATCTTACGAATTTCTTCCGCTTGTGCATCAGAAATCTTAGTGCGCTGTTCGAGATTTACTCCCTGCACAGAGCCCTGGTTATACTGAACGACCATCTTTCCGGTTGTTCTTGTAGCCTGGAGTAACTCGTCGGTCTGCTGAATATCGGCAGGTAATTCGACGCTTACTTCGGTCAGATAGTAGTCTTTTTGAACCTTGATTTGGACTGCCATGTCTTCTCCTTAGCTTTCGCTTACTACCGTGCGCGGTTCTCCACCTTGTGCGCCCTTTTGCTTGATCTTGGGCGGCTTTCCTCCACTTGATGGCCGACCGCCACCAGCGCCCTTACCGCCGCCACCGCCTTTACCGCCACCCTTGCCACCGCCACCTTCTTCTGGTGGCTGAATTCCGAGCTGCTTCATAAATTGCTGTGCCGCAGCAGCCGCAAGAATTTTCAGCTTTTGCGATTCCAGCTCTTCGTTGAACCATTTCTCGTGCTCGGTATTTCCCTGCACCTCGCCATAGTTGGGAATATCGAGGTTCTTCATCACAGTCGACCAAGAAATCGGAGCACCGCCACGTTTCAGTTGCAGCATCATCAACTGTCGTTGCATCTGAGTTACCTTCAACAAGGTGCTTGGCACCGATACCAGCCGGATCTGCTTGGCAAACCAGCGCGCCCGCGTCAATTGGTTGTAATGCGATGGTTCTTCGGGAAAATTGCCGTTGATCATCTCGTCGGGCATATGACTCGGAACCAGATCGTCTGGATTAAAGTCAAAAATCTCCCGGGCAATGCTGTCTGGCCCCACATACTCCATGATTCTCTTGACGTTGAACCATTGCAGAATCAGGAATTTCATACGGTAGCCAACCGCCTTGTTGCCTTTTTCAATACGCGCCGCAATGCCCTTTGCAATCGGGCCAATGGACTCCAGCATCTTGTCGGCCGTGTCGTTGGCAATGTTCATCTTCATGTTCTGAAGATTGCCAAGATCCGTCAGCCCCAGCTGCGACTGCTTGCACTCCTTCAGGTACTTCAAAAACGTAAAATGCTCCGAGCTAACACGAACTTCCTCGGGAAGAATCGACTGAAGAATGTCTCTCGGCTTGCCGTCCACGCCGTAGCGCACGTCCTGCTCAAAGATGTCAAAATGCTCAATCTTTGCGCCACCCGTGGCTGTGTGGTCATAACCGATCGGTGGGTTCAACGTAATCGTGATTACGTCGTCCATCTTGCGCTCGATTTTGCGCGTCGTTGTTTCAATCGATGCCACATCACCTACCAAAGAACGTCCCAGAGGCTCCCATGCCCAATCATCCACGGTGTACTGAATCACCGGGATCTTGCCATCCCAATCAAAGCTCGGTCCGTCGTACATGGGCCGATCGAGTCCATTGGAAGTAATGATGAGCCGCAGATTCGGATACACGCGGCAATCTTCCACCGTTGCCGGCCGCATGTACGCCAGACCGTTACGCATGCCGCCAAAAATCATTTGGCCAACATAGGGAACTTTGTAGAACCAACTGGTACCAACATCGCCCATTGGCAATTCATAACCGGTACTGTTGATTCGCAGGTCGCGAACAAACGTGTAGCGAATCTCGCAATAAAGGTTGCCAAAACTCCGGTTTGGGCCACCATAGCGGAAGCGCTCGGCGTAATCCATCCGCCGCGCTTGAACCTGTGTTTTGTAACTGCGTGGTCCAACCGTCTGCAGTTGTCCCTGGAAAAGCGGGAAACGGCCATGAGCTTCGGCGATCGGCATGTAATCGTAGACTGTGACGGCGTAAGCATCCTGCACATCGTTGCTACGAGGAATCTGGACAGGGACCACGTCCAGCAAGCCCAACGCATCGAACACCATCTTGCGTTCGCCATAGCCGTATTCGTCCGCACGCACCTTAGGCCACAGATAACCAATACCGGTAACGCTGGCATACTGCAAAACTTTCAAAATCTGGAAAGGAAAATCGGATTCCAGATAGATGCTCTTCGATACTTTGGTCAGCATCTCCGACATTTGCTTATATGCAGGGATGTCCGACCCATATCCGGCAATTTCGCGCACTTCGGAAAGAGTTTCGCAGAACTTGCGGATGTCGTATTTCAGCTCATTGGTGACAAGGGTTGACCGCGACTTATCTCTGAAGATGGCATCGAAAATGCGCATATTCGTGCCCAGGTTCTTGTAGCATGTCTGCCCTTCAAGAAACCCTTCACCTTCTTCGATTTGTTCCTCGACCCATCCAGCACGCGAACTCGGCGAGGATTCAAACTTTGGGCATTGCCACTCTACAGTTTCCAGTTCCACGCATTGCTCATTTCCTCCTCGGTGAGTTATTGAGCTATTGCGCATAGTAGGCAAATTTCGCCTACACGTCTACGCTAATTTCACATAGCGTAAGTTATGCGTAACCTATCTTCCTTTCTCATACGCTTCTGCGTGCAGATAGCTTTCGCGGCGCATCCGTGTTTTGTCTGGCCGCGCTCCATAAGATTCCAAGTGCTGGCGCAGAAAATCGCGGTTCAAATTATTTCGTGCATTTGCCATCTGGTGCCGCATGTAGCTGCGCAAGTTGTCGCGGATTGGTCCTTCGATCATCTCCCGCTGTTCATCTTCCATCTGGTACTTGTAGGCTTCCCACTGACGCATCCGTTCCGACCAAATTTCCGCTTCATGCGCAGTGTTACAGACAATCTTTTCGAAACCATCTGGTGCCGGAAAATGTTCAGGGAGTCCCATGCGAATTTCGCCGCGAGTCCCATCGTGCCAAAACACAATTTTGGTTGTCAGTTGTGCGTTCAATCGAGTCCTCCCACAGACACCATGTTGGAAGAGCACACCGCTTTGCTTAACGGCGGGGCTTTTTCCGTTGGCAATGCATAGCGCTTTTGCGATCTATCCGCAAGAATGTCGAAATCATGCGCGGTGAAGAAAGATTGCGCCGCCGCACGCACGCGATCATCATGTTGACCGCTGCGATGCTCCAACTTGGAAATTCTGCCGGCTGCTGCATGCCGTTCCAGCGTTTTCAACTCTTCAATCAGCCATCTGGATGTCGGGCGATACCAGCCGCCGTTCACAGCTTCCGTAAAGCGCGTCATCAAGATAGGCACGCTCCATACGTTGGAATACCAGCCCTGTTTTTTACCCGAATCATCTTTGATCTTCTTGCTGTCGTAGCGACGTGGCACGTGATGCCAATGGAAGCCCATCAGCTTCAACTGGTGCTGGCATGTATCGCCAGGTCTTCCGATCTGCTCCACGCAAAATTTCACGCCACGCGGATCTTTTGCATTTTCGCCATACCAGGCAGCGATGCAAGCTGCAAATCCGACAACTTGTGCAGAGTTGATTCGGTTCGAGCAGTTATGAACCGCTGCTTGCAAGACACAAAAGGATGGATCGTTTCCATCAACGGTAAGATCGTAGAATTTTCCGCCACCAGATTCTTTAATTTTGCGGACTTTTACATAGATCCATTCTTTGTTCCACCCCCAACGAAATTGCGGAGGCCGACGTTTTCTGCTTGGGGGAAATACGCGAATCATATCTTCAATGAAAAAATGTTCTGCGGTTTCTCCATAAAACTGAATGGCCCAAACATCTTGCGCAATCGTTCTGGGTTGTTTCCGGATTACGCCGATCCCCCATCCAAGGCTTAGCATCAACTCCCGCAATGAAATGACCAAAGAAGGAAGGACGCTGGTGTAGTTGACAGAAGCACAACGCCTATCGATGCTTCCATCTCCGGCCACCATGCCGTGAACAATGCCTTCTACAAAAGCTCGCGGAGCATTCCAAACCCATGATGGAACGTGCTTTTTCTCTTTTCTTCCAAAGGTATCTGCAACCCAAGTTGCAACATTTTTCAAAGAAATCATTAATCGATGCGCATGGCTCTGATTAATGGCTTGCTCCGTGATGTGGCAATCTGGAAATGCCCGCTGGATGATTTCTTTCCACGGGCCTGCTTCTCTTTCGTGCAGGGTAAATGCTACATGCCGGATTACGCCTTCACGGCTCAATCCGACGCAACCTTCTGCAAGATACAAACCACAAGCAAAGCCCAAATCGCGATTAAGATGCAGGGTTACATCCCGAGATTCGCCACAAAGGCTTACACGGCATTTCTGCAAAACAATTTCAGGCAAAGGCTTTTCGACAAGAGGCCGTACAGGATAACGCAGCCAATCACCAACTTTCAGGTTCTGTGCTTCCTTCCATCCTTCCGCTGTTGATACCTGATGATCTGGAGTCAATTTCAGCGGTTCGCTTGATGAAAACGCTGTCCAGACAGAAAGAGAATTGTCGTGATCACTATTGCTCGTTTTTGACACTTCTACAGTGCGACCAAGCCGATCGATTACTTCGTCTCCCTTCACAAATTCTTCGATTTTTTTGACGCCATTCGGCGTGATGACCATGCTTCCTTCTGCCAAGCAAAGTTCTGCCACCTGATAGTCGTATTCGTCACCAAAACGATTGCGCGTCACCGAGACAACGGTTCTGTCTTCATCTTCCTTGCCCAGTCCATCGGCCGTATCGATGCCGCAACTGTAGGTGTATCCAGGGTTGGGTTCTTCATATACCAGCAGCT